CACGCACTACATCCTCCACACCACGAGACGTGACCACAGGATCGCCTATGCTCACCTCTGCACCAGTGTCTATACGCACTAACTTCACTTCAACTCCATCATAATTTGTCATACTCATTCACATTTGATTAGGGGACTACGAGTGTCACGAGCACTCAGTGCAACAGGGGCATAGGTATCCCCTTTGCAGGTAGTCCGTTGTAGGTGTGGTCTCCACCATCCAAAAAGTACAGTACTATTTGCGCTTTGCCCTACGGGTTTCACGCTGGGCTTGTGCCCTGTACACCTTGCGGTCAATCCGGTCAGCATACATATTTTCAAGTGCATCGGCTTTCATCTTACCTCGAACCTTGCGCTTACTTGCACTTGCAGTCTTGCCGCCTAGAGTCGGTGCGCTCACCACTCGGACTACGTACTCATAGCCCTTGTGGTTGCGTTGTGTTGCGAAATTCCCCATTACACATTTGGGTTTTGAGGGTTGATGAACATCTCGTAGTTACCTTGCACAAGCAAGCGGAATTGCGGGTCACGGACACTCTTGTAGGCACCAGCCAGTAGGTCTGTGTAGAAGCCGAACGATGCGAAGGCTTCGGTGTTGAGGAAATCTTCGAACAAGTTTTCGATGAAGTCACGCCCCATTGTGCTTTCGAGGGCTTGTAATTGTGTGGTTGTGTTTACGTTTGTACTCATAAGGCAAATTGTTTTTCGTTTTCGGTTATCGTTTCAACACCACAAACAACCAACAAGAATTTTTAATACTATCACAACAAAATGTTAAAATCCCTGCGCATTATGCCCACCAATTTTCCTGCGTACATACAGGATCAGGTCATGCCCCCGTGTGATGGGAAAGGTCAGTCAGTCAGTCCCTCGTGATGAGCAAGTCCATGACTTGCGAAGGCGTGTATGTGTGTATGTGTACGCGCGTCACTCGTGCGCATAGCACGAAGGAATGGTTCACATTTGAGATTTCGCATTCTAAGGGGGTGTGGTGCTCACCAAATCGGTCTCAAGGTATGGGAGGTAGGGGATTGCCGAGATAGTATAGAGATATCCCCCTACCACTACGTAGTAGGGGGTATATCTATAGAAAATAATTGACAAATCCAAATGAAAAAACACGCTTTAACAAAACTTTAACAGCACGTTTTAACAAGGCTTTAACAGAAAATTTTTGTATTCATGTGTGCAGGCGCGAGTGCAGGGGCGCAGGCGTACCCGCGTACCCGCGTGCCCGAGCGGGCGTGTGTGTATGTATGTACAGGTGCGCGTGTGTGTGCGTATGTGTGTGCGTATGTGTGTGCGCGCGCGCGTGCATGGGTTGATTCTTCCCACCCTTTTATATATCAACCCCCTTACCGAGCGTGTGCCCGTGTACGTGTGAGCGCATACAGGATCTGGGGGGCGCATAATGCACACGTAAGATAGAAACACACTTTAACAAGGCGTTAACACTTTACAGCGAAATAACCCCCTATGTTTGCAGTGTAACCAAAACGAAATACGATGAAAAATTACAACGACAGAACGATTGAACTACTACGTAGAGATATGGAAGCCTTCGACAAGCAAGTGCGTGACTGCGTGGTGCGTATGTATGAGCCAATAGTTGAGAATGGCGTTAATGGGTACACCAAAGACCATCCCGAAATAGTTACATTACTTGAAATTGTGGAAGAGGTGGCGGACACGCTTGAACTTGTGCGTGATGTGTGCAAGGTCACCCACGAACACCTGTGTCATATGAGCATAGTGTACTCGTACTGCGAGTTTGCCTACGGATATGATACGCATATGGAAGTGGTTTGCGAACTAATTGGAACCATCCTAACCGATGAGGTCGAGATGATAACGCGAGAGATTTACAGCCCTACCTACGAACTACTCGACAAGGGTTCACACTTGCAAGTGTACACCGAGTACGACTAAGCCCACATATGCACACACGAAGCCCCGCCATTGAGCGGGGTTTTTTTTTGCCCCAATCGAAAAACAACCGTTGCGCGGGGGCATTATGCGTGTCCAGGTGCGCGGGATCAGATCCAGGCGCGTGTGCGTACATACCTGCGTGTAGACCTGCGCGAGAGTGCACATATATGGGCGTATGCGTTACGCATATACGCGAGGCTATTTTAAGCCGTTTTAAGGGCTTTACTCTTCTTGGGTGGTGTGTTGGTATTGTTGGCGGTAATGGATTCGTTAGGCGTTCTCTTGGGGTGGTCAGTGCGCCTCCATTGGTGGGGCTTGGGGTTTTGGTTTCCTTGTGGGGTTGTGTGTGGGCGTGATTTGTTCCCCCCCTCATATGTACGGGGGGCGGGTGGGGGCTGTGCGGTGCACCCATAGGGGCGTGTGTGTACTACGTGTGTGCACATACGCATGTGCGTACACATGGGTGTGCTCGTACGTGCCCTCGTGCTTGTGCGCAAACGCCCAAACCTGTGCACGTGTTCGCCTGTACGCATACCCCCCCGTTCGTGCGGATGCGTTCGGGTGCGCGCGCGCTGGCGCCCATATAATATATTATCCCCACCAGAAACATTTCTCAGCAATTTTTACGGATCAGGAGTAATGGCCCGTGTTGTTTCAACTGATGTGCCGAATTGATACCCCCATAACAAAACACCCCCCGATAAACGGAGGGTATTTCTTGTCGCTGTAATACGCGAAGCATGCGAAAAATTTTGAGCAAATTAGGGGCCCTTTGAAACTTTCTACTGTCTTGTTGTGTTCTGAGTTTCTTCTTTAGTCGTTTTGAATCCACTTACGCTGTTGCTGTGGATTAATAACTTTGTGACCCATAAGTCGTAAGACGGTGGAAAGGTACAAGAAAAAAATGATAAAGTCAATAGTAGTAAATACCCAATTAAGCAAAGTCTTCGTATGTTATCCATACATCTCTACCATCAAGCAGTTCGTTGGCTACCTTGGGATACATGTGTTGGTATGCATATGTGCTTTTACCTATGAAGCCTTTCATGTCTGATGAGTTACCCACTAACAAGCATCCCGCTGTATGCTCATCTGTGTTTCCAATATGTATTAGTATGTATTCAAATCCTGGTACGTCGCGTACCCATAGCATACCCTTGTGCATATTAGGGAACTTGTCTGAGTATCTACTATGGTGACCACCTACGGTACGCAGGGTAATACGATATGTACCTGCTGGGATCCTGGTTTCACCCATTACCTTCTCGTCACGATGTTCGTCTTCTAATGTATAGCAGAGGAACTCTCTACCTTCTTTACTCTCTAGGTACAGTGCTCCAAGAGTGAAGTCATCTTGGCTGTACATTCTTATTACACGTAGTTCCATATTAACAAAGGTATCCTATATTTGTGAAATGGATTTGATAGAGTTATACAACGACAAGTTTGCACACTTATCTGACAAAGGAAACGTGCACACGTATATACAAAAGTATTACAGCGAAGAATTTTTTATGCCCCAGCGTATAAAGAACGTACTAGAGATAGGAACCATGTCGGGCGGCAGTATTATGATGTGGCACGATTGGTTCCCTTCTGCTAATATTGTAGGGCTTGACAGTGATGAAAATGCATTGATTGAGTTTAACAAAAACTGCGGCGAAGATGATTATGATAGGGCACAGGTAAGGATAACAGACGCCTATACACAAGAATCGTTAGACTCCTTTAAAGACAACCACTTTGATTATATCATTGATGATGGGCCACACTCTCTCGAGAGCCAACAGTATGCTGTTAAACATTATCTTTGTAAGGTACGCCCTGGTGGTAAACTTATCATCGAAGATGTGCAACAAATTTCATGGTTAAAGGAACTGATGGATGTAGCAGACCCCGAACTTGTGGCTTCACACAAAGAGGTGGTGCTGGATATAAAGCGCAGATCAGACGATATAATATTAGAGATAACACGTAAGTAATGAAGTATCGCACAGGAGATCCCAAGAAAAAGAAGAAGGCCAAGGTACGTGGTGTCGATGTAGACAAACTACCAGAGGGACGCATCAAGGAGTACGATACACCTTTCCCCTTCCGTAAACGCAAGAAGAAGTGAGTCGCTACAGGACAAATACAAAGAAACCTATCAACAAGAAAAAGAAGTACAGAGAAGGAGGCCCTGTAGGAGAGCCTGTGATGTTGGATGAGGTAGATGTTGTAGCACCTAAGTTCAAGCCTAAAGGATTGTTCAAAGGTATACGTGAGCGCTTTGCTCGTAACATACATCCCGTTGGCTATAATTACGGTAGAAGAAGACCCCTAGGGAAAAGACTGATGGATACTGTTGTCCGAGATATACCAGAAAACATAGCCGAACCCAGATACTTCCAAGGAAGTCTTTTAGAACGAAAGGCTCTTTTAGATTTAAGCATGGGCCAACCTGTGCGTGAGGAAGCAATCGGAGCACTTAGTGTTTCTGACTATAGACCATCATCATCAACAGATAATGATTCACCGTATTTGAGGTCAAAAGCAACCGAAGATGAAATAGTTTACAACTACCTCGCGGATCCAGATTCGATTGACTTCCTTAACGAAAGAATAAATGACAGCAGTGATGGTAAATTTCTCAGCGTGGGAGGAGGAGTACTTGGAAATTATACCGTGAGTCGTGGCGAGGACGAAAACGGTACCTACCTTTCTTATTACGATGTATGGGACTTAAATCCTGCAGAGAAGATACCTGGCGTAAGAGATGTTGTGGATGGTGCTCAGTCTCTTGCAGGAATCAATCCTCCAGAGGTATACGGAAGGATTTATGTAGATACAGACGATAAAGGGAATGTAATCGGATACAAAGCCAGACAGCCAGAAAAATCGAAACGATACAGAAATGAAACTAAAGAAGACAAACAAGAGCGTTAAGGTAAAAGCACCAGAGGGATACCACTGGATGACAGAGGGTGGACGCCACTTTCTAATGAAGGGCGACTACAAGCCACACAAAGGAGCATCACCAGAGGCACCGTTTAGATTAGTTACACACGATAAAGGGAAGAGCAGTCCTGCTATGGATGCTGCTCGGAAGGCGAAGAAAGGTTAAACGGTTCTTCACCCCTCATCTTTCTATATAGGCGGGCCACATTGAGCCTGCCTTTTTGTGTCAACGCATATCTCACCTTGTAATTCATCTTGGTTTCATCTCTAAAGAAATGGTCTTCCATGTTTTGGCTCGGCGTGAGTTTATCAAAGTGCTTGTATATCCATCCCTTCTTCATTAATGGATACACGTATCTATCCGCTAACTTCTTATGGCTTCTATTCATAGTCTCTGAAACATAGGATATCGTCCAGAACTCCAGGTCATATATAAAGAAGAGCAAGTCGACCTCGGCTTTTCCCAGATCCATGTTATCCTTCGCATCCCTGTAAAGGAAATGTAGGTTCTTCATACTGTTCTCCTGGATATACTTCTTGTCTATCTTAGAGAACTCTCTAAACTTCTTCTTTCGGCTTACAGTACTTTTGGGCATATGAGTATCTTTGTTAGGTAAAAGTAATACTATGGCATCACTTAGTGGAAATAAAATAAAGGATACGTTTGACAAGTTACTTAAACTTGAGTCAGCGCAACTTTCAGCATCAGAACAAGTGGTAGAAGACGGAGCCGGAAACAACAGTGCGCTCAAACTTTCTACCGATACAGTAGAGACTACTGGGGAATTAAAGATAACAGGAACACCTTCTACATCAACCAGTATTACTAAAGCGTTAATGCTTAGTACTTCTGGTGTGGTAGTTACTCGTGACCTCAATACAAACCCGATTGGAACCGCATCTATTACAGCGAATACTCCTCTGTCAGCAACAGGGAGCACGGTTGAACTACAAGACGCAGGTAACTTAGGACAGATTATATCTCCTGCAAATGCAGACAAGTATTTGATATGGGACGAAAGCGCAAGCGCTTATAAGTATATTGAACAAGTAGACTTAGTAAATTCAGTAAGTAATTCTATAAGTGGTACAACAGTAGGTATCATGTATGCTCGTTCAGAGGGAAACCAAACGATGAGCAGCACAGCGACTAACACGCTTGCTCTGTACGCACAGATATACGAGGACTCATCTGCGACTACATCAACCACAGCAACTGGGAGTTCAGTATGGTTTGGTACATTGACCGATTTTTCAGGCACCACTCCTGGTTTATTGCTTAGTACATATAGTGATCCAAGAGATTCTGTTATGATCAACGAGGCCGAAGGATGGTTTAAAATAACAGGAACTATACAGGTAATGCTAACGGCTGGTGCGACTTTCAATATAAACGTTCTTAGTACAGCCCTTCGGACGATAACGGTACCAGCAGTAGCCGGGAAAATAAGCACATATACTCTTTCGGTTCTTTATTATTCGGATGGTTTAGCAGGTTATCCCGTCAGACTTACAGGTCAAGCCGACGGGGCAGGTAATACCGTATATGGAGTCAACACATCTCTGGAGGTTGAGTACATGGGTGATAACGCAGTGTTATAATGAACCACAATGAAAGAAGAGAAGCATTCCAACTTATAAGGCTGAAGTTAGAGGAGATAGAAGATATCATGGAATCCTATGGAGGTAAAGAAAAATACCTCTCTGTGTATTGCTTTGGTATTTTTGTGCCAGAGTCAGATCAGGACGATGAAAAGTATGAGTTGATGACAGGTATGCACATGGCTTCACTAGACGAGTATGATTTAATGTCAGAGACTTTAGACGAAGTTTTTGAAACACGTTTCACAGACGAAGACGAAGGTGACCCAGGTAAAATAGATTACTGGTTAAATAAATAGAATGGAACTTATTAGAAAAATTATTATCGGGACAAACCCGAAAGACGCTATGGCCTACTATGTAGGTCAAAAAGCAGGGTTGTCAGTCATTGACTCCATAATCATGGATGAAAGATGTTTTGTTAAATACGGAATAAGGCGTTACCTTGTGTACATATATAATGCAGAAGAGGGCACTATGCTCTGGAAAACTGTTGAAGATATGCCAGTATTAATCGAACATGATTGTGAATTCCTATGATTGTAGTAGACAACTTTATTAAAGACCCTTTATTCCTTAAGCAACTTGAGGAGAACAAGAAAGAGTTCTTCTCGGAGAACGGAACCTATCACTGGTGGAACGGATGGTGGAACTCACCAGACGATACCATAAAGAAACAGTTGATATCATACATATGGAGAGACTACCCTATGTACCCATCCGTTTCTTTAGATGGATTTGAATACTGGACTGGTCAGTTCGGTGAAGGAGCAGGCACCGATAAACTCGACATGCACTTAGACAAAGACGAAGAACTTTGGAAGTCAAAGGGTGAACTGTCAAGCCCTATTGTTGGCACGGTGTTTTATCCGGTAGAAATGGATATTGAAGGTGGATACCTTGAGATATTCTCTAGCGGGCCAGAGAAACAGCCAGAGCGCATTCAAGCAAAGCACAACAGGTTAATCATCTTTGACGCAGGAGGAACACACCACAGGGTTACAGCGGTAACAAAAGGCACTAGATCGGCTATAGCAATAAACCTCTGGGATAAAAAGCCAGAAGGGGAACTTAAGTTTGAATGAAATCCCTTTATCACTTCTTAGTAAGGGTTCCTAAGATTACTAAGGATACTATTGAATTAAATGGTGAAGATATATATATCGACACTAAGTGGGATGAGTTTGCCCACAGAACAATGGAAGGTGAGGTTGTGGCTCTACCAGTAAAATTCGACACGAATGTTAAGGTAGGGGATACCATGTACTTCCATCATCACGTTGTGCTTGGTGGTAACCACATGATGATGAACGAGGAAACAGTTCAGTTAGAAGAAACTAAGAAGCGTGGTCAATTCATAAACCCAGATGACGACATATACGTTGTCCACTATGGAGGTAACCTAGACCCTATATCCTGTCAAGCCTACGCATATAGATGCCAGGACACAGGAGAGATAGAGTTGATTAGTGACTGGATATTCATTACTCCAGAACCAGAGGAAGAGCAAGAGGAAACGATAAAGAGTGACATCATCGAACTCATACCCAAGGCTAACCCACCAAAAGAAAAGAAAGGTTACATCAGATGGTCTTCACCTAAGTTGAAGGAACTAGAATTAAATCCTGGAGACAAGGTGCTGATCAGGAAGAACTCGTCCTATGAGATGGAGGTGAATGGAGAGAAGTTATGGAGAACCTATTTACAATCAATTCATGGCAAGATCGAAGAAGTATAACAACATAGATACCGCTGTAAACCTAATGCAGGCGATGCAGATTGCAATAGAGAATATGATACAGGAAATACAAAAGCCTGTAGACCAGGAACTTAGTGGCTCCCAAAGAAAAGCCGAGTTGCAATCTATAAAACAAACAGCGGTAGATGCTAAAGAACTTATTGTTGAAAGAGAAAGACTCGAACAACTTATCAAAGGTCTTAAGAAAGACGGAGAAATCAAAGAGGAAAGAGATTACTCGGGAGGATTCGCAGAGCAATACTCAAAGTAATCAAGTCTTCATATACTGGGATTACTAAATGGCAGGACTCGTAGAGATAGAAGGTGACACTGTAGTCAACATATGTGCTGACAAAACCCAGGGAGAAGTCCGTCTATGCTTTGACTTACCCATACAGTTACCAAAGCGGCCTCGCAAAAAGGATATACTATTTCACGACAAGCCAAAGGAAGAACAGTACTGGCAACGCACACTATTACCAGACGAACTCAAAAGAGTAAAGTCTATGGAAGAGTGGATGTCTATGCCAGAGTCTTTTAGAAACAAACACACCCCCTACATTAGTGAAGAATACAAGAGACGCAGAAATGGAGTATGGTTTTACAACAACGGGGTACCTACCTATATTACCGGAAACCACTACTTTTTCTTACAGTGGTGTAAGATTGATATCGGATACCCATCCTACCTTGATTTTCAAAGAGAACTATTCGTACACCTTGATGCTTGCGTAGCAGACCCGAGATGTGTTGGACAGGTATATGTAAAGTGTCGCAGATCTGGATACACAAATATGTCGGCATCAGTGCTTGTAAACGAAGGAACACAGGTTAAAGAGAAACTACTGGGCATCATGTCTAAGACAGGTACTGATGCACAGGAAAATATATTCATGAAGAAGGTGGTGCCTATATATAAGTCACTGCCTTTTTTCTTTAAACCTATTCAAGATGGTACTACCAATCCCAGAATGGAACTCGCCTTTCGTGAGCCATCAAAAAGAATTACCAAAAAGAACAAAACCTCATCAAGAGGTGAGGCCCTTAATACAATTATTAACTGGAAGAACACAACCAACAATGCCTATGATGGAGAGAAACTACACATCTTGTATTTGGATGAGGCTGGTAAGTGGGAAAAAGGTAATGATATACGAGAAGCATGGCGAATACAAAGAACTTGTTTGCTTGTAGGTAGAAAGATTGTAGGCAAAGCATTGGTAGGAAGCACTGTTAATCCGCTAGACAGAGGAGGTCGGCAGTATAGGGAACTGTACTATGCAAGTAATGTAAACGACAGAAATGAAAACGGTAGGACAAAGAGTGGTTTGTATGGGTGTTTTATACCAGCATACGATGCCTTGGAAGGTTTCTTCGACAAGTACGGAACGCCTGTCATTGATGATCCCAAAAATAGTATTATAGGCTTAGAGGGTGAGTACATAAACTTAGGAGCAAAGACTTATTTAAAGAACGAAAGAAAAGGTTTGTCTGGAGACTCTTATGAACTAAACGAAGTTATACGTCAGTTCCCTTTTACGGAAGCCGAAGCGTTTAGAGACAGTGCAAAGGCATCTCTGTTTAACGTACAAAAGATATACGAACAGGTAGAATACAACGAGGATTTGTTCCCGAACCCTGTAGTTGTAGGAAACTTTGTTTGGTCGCTAGGGCAGAAGGATACAGAGGTAGTGTTTAGTCCTGATCCCAACGGAAGATGGAGGGTAGCGTGGATGCCACCTGTAGAGTTAAGGAATAAAAAGAAACCAGAGAACGCCTGGTTAGGATGTGCTGGAGTCGATAGTTACGATATAGATGCAACAGTGGACGGGAGAGGATCTAAAGGTGCTTGTCATTTCTTTAACAAATTCAACCTTGAGTACCCATCGAATATGTTTGTAGCAGAGTACGCTTCAAGACCACCATTAGCAAAGATTTTTTATGAAGACATATTAATGGCATCCAAGTTTTATGGGTACCCTGTTTTGATTGAGAATAACAAATACGGAATCGCAAGACACTTTGAATCAAGAGGTTATGACCACTTCTTGCTAGACAGACCGGCTCACCTTACATCGAATTACGGCAGCAAAACAAAAACTAAAGGTATACCATCCAACTCACAAGACGTCATACAAGCGCACGCACAGGCTATAGAATCTTTTATACACGCGAACGTCGGTCTAAACGAGCAGACACTAGAGTACGGAAAGATGTACTTCGAGAGAACCCTAGAGGACTGGGTAAACTTTAAGATAGACGATCGTACAAAATATGACCTTTCTATATCAAGCGGACTAGCCCTTCTTGCGGCTCAAGGTCATAGGCCCGAAAAGCCAAAATCAGATTTCAATAGTAAGCAGTTCTTCCGTAAAGGTCAGATAATTATACGAAAATAATAAGAGGTATATTTGCAACAGTAGCAATCTAAAGTATGGACAACGAATACACAAATGGACAATCCTCATTTCCAGATCCTTTATCTGGTGTTGAGGAGAAGATGTCTAAGCAATATGGTCTGCAATATGCGAAGGCTATGTTTGCGCAATGGATTGGAAGTGACTATCAAAACTCATTGTACGGACGACGCAACAGCGAGATGGAACGCTGTAGAGATTATGCGCAAGGAACACAAGACACATCTATCTATCGTCAGATATTAAACTCCCTCGATAACAACAATGGTGATGGAACATTGATGACGCTAGACTATACGCCAGTTCCTATTATACCTAAGTTTGTTAAGATTGTTGTAAACAAAATTCTTTCAAAAGAACCATACCCTCAGATTGAGGCCATTGACCCCCTTTCAAGAACAGAGAAGGATAAGAAGAAAAACGCTACCGTCTTGCGTATCGAGAATCGAGATATGATTGAGGAAGCGAAGTCACTAGGCCTGCGTGTTAAACAAGACCCTGGACAACTACCAGACACACCAGAAGAAACTGAGATATTCTTAGACACCAACATTAAGACGGACGCAGAAATCTCTGCTCAGATTGCTACTGAGATGACATTGAAGTGGAATGACTTTAATCAATCTATCTACCGTCGCTGTGTTGAAGACCTAGCAACTCTTGGGATGGGTGTTGCCAAAAGAAGCAATGACCCCAACTATGGAATCAACGAGGAGTATGTTGACCCAAAGAAATTTATACACAACTATACAGACGACCCAACATTCTCTGACCTAACCTATGCTGGTCATTTTAAGTACATAACAATCATGGACTTAAAGCGCATTGCTGGTAACCAGTTTACAGAGCAAGAGTATGAGGAGATTGCTAAGACTGTAATGAACAAGTATGGGAACAACCCCACTCAGTTCTCTACAACAGGATCTGGTTACGACAGACCCGGTACAAGATATCGCCAAGGATACGATGAGTACAAAATAGAAGTGATGGACTTTGAGTTCATGTCTGTTGATGATATCATATACGAGAAGAAAGAGTCAGCATACGGGAACATAGGTTTCTATTTTAAAGGAAACGAATACAACGCACCTCAGCAATCTGTATACAACAGAGAAGCGGTGTACATGAAGAACGCTACGGTATATGGTGGTACTTACATTGTGGGTACAGAGAAGTTATACAACTACGGGCCAAAGAAAAACATACCTAAGAACGTACATGATATTTCACGTGCGCGTCTTTCATATAGCATTGTAGCAACTAACATCCGTGGGATGATACCTAAGTCAATGGTATCCTCTGTTATAGGGTTTGCTGATATGCTCCAGATCACGCACTTGAAACTACAACAATCCATTGCTAAAGCAAAACCGGATGGACTCATCATTGATATTGAAGGGTTAGAGAACGTACAACTAGGGCGCGGTGGTGAACTGCAGCCACTAGAGATTCAAGACATCTACGAACAAACTGGTGTGTTCTATTACCGGAGCAAGAATCCAGAGGGAGGTTTCCAAAACCCACCGGTCAGAGAGATAGGCAATAATATTAGAAACATACAAGAACTTGTTTCTCTTTACAATCACTACCTAAGAATGATTAGAGATGCCACCGGTATCAATGAGGTTATGGATGGAACCACTCCAAAAGGAGAAGCCTTAGTGGGTGTAAATCAAATGGCAGTACAGGCTGGAAACAACGCTATATACGACATCACTAATGCCGCGATGGTTCTTTATCAAAAGGTGTGTGATGATATTGTTCGCTGTCTACAGGTGATACCACCAGATAGTATACTATATAAAGTATACACAAATGCCGTTGGAGAAACCAACATGGCCGTGCTTAGTTCTTTCGATAACTTATCTATGTACAACTTCGGCGTAGTGGTTGTTACTGAGATGAACGAAATGGACAAGCAATACCTAGAACAAAACATACAGATTGCTCTTGGACAAAAAGAAATTGACCTTGAAGATGCGATTGCCATTCGCCAGATTAAAGACGTGGAACAAGCAGAGAGACTCTTGGTGGTTCGCAGAAAGAAAAGAATCAAGCAACAACAAGAGATGATGGCCCAGCAAGCGCAGATACAATCTCAATCAAATCAACAAGCATCACAAGTGGCCGCTCAAATGGAGATGCAAAAAAAGCAACTCGAAGCCCAGATAGACGCACAGCGGATTCAATTAGAGACAGAAGCGAAAGCGCAACTCATACAACTAGAGTATCAGTTCAAGATTCAAATAGAACAACTCAAAGGAGAGTATGGTGTGATTGAGCAACAAGTGGAAAGCGGAGTTCGTATGCAAGCAGATGCTGAGGCAGAGAATCGTAAAGACCAAAGAATAGATAAACAAGCGTTGGCCCAAAGCAAATTAATTGCACAACGTCAAGGCGAACGTCCACCTCTTAGTGAGGATATAGTAACCAACCTAACAATATCATAAGATGTCCTGCTCCTGCTCAAATAGTCCGTGCTCATGTAGCAACCCTACAAATGTAAATTTGAACAACGCTGCTCAGATAAACATTTGTACACGTCGTGGTGACACGTTTGTATTGAACGCTGTAGTAAAAGACACGAGCGGAACAAAATTAGACCTTACCCTTTATACATACAAAATGGAGGTTAGGGAATACGATAACGGCCCGCTTATTATTGCTGATTCAGATATTGATATTACAGGAAATATAAATGGAGAACTCACTGTAACAATCGCAGCGGCCGACATGAATGTAGATGCAGGCACATATGTATATGGGCTTCAGTCTACACTGATATCCGATGGTACTGTTGAAACTTGGTTCTACGGAACCTTTGAGGTAGTACAGGATATTGTAACATAAACCATTCATAAACATATCAATGGCTGACAAAGGCATCGACATAGTAGTATTAAAGCCAGGCGACACTACGGTACAAATTACCGTAGAAAGTGGTCTGGTTTTCGACGTTACATTACCACCTGTTAATACAGTAATACTTACCACGGGTAGTGTTACACAACTTCCTGGAGCAAAGGGAGATAAAGGAAACAAGGGTCAAAAAGGAGAAATAGGTCTTAAAGGTCTAAAGGGTCAGCAAGGAGAAAAGGGAACCACAGGTTCTAAGGGCGACACTGGAGATAAAGGAACTAAAGGAGATACTGGCGCTAAAGGTGAAACAGGAGATAAAGGTATCAAAGGCGAGGTTGGTGCTAAAGGTGAGATAGGTGTCAAGGGAGATCAGGGAGAAAAGGGAACCACCGGAGACAAAGGTATTACTGGTGATAAAGGTGTCAAGGGAGAAGAGGGCGATAAAGGACAGAAAGGTGAGATAGGCGTCAAGGGTGATCAGGGAGAAAAGGGAACCACTGGAGACAAAGGTATTACTGGTGACAAAGGAATCACCGGAGACAAAGGACAGAAAGGCGAGATAGGCGTTAAAGGGGATCAGGGTGAGAAAGGTCAAAAAGGTGAAGTAGGCGACAAAGGAACTACTGGCGATAAAGGTGAGGTCGGTGAAAAAGGTATCACAGGAGACAAAGGAGATAAGGGACAAAAAGGTGAGGTCGGCGAAAAAGGTATCACAGGTGACAAAGGAGACAAGGGTGTTACTGGAGATAAGGGCGCTACTGGTGAGAAGGGACAAAAAGGTGAGATAGGTGACAAAGGAACTACTGGAGATAAAGGACAGAAAGGCGAAGTAGGTAACAAAGGAACCACAGGAGATAAAGGTGACAAGGGGCAAAAAGGAGAGACTGGCGACAAGGGTATCACTGGAGATAAAGGAGAGAAAGGTGAAACTGGGGACAAAGGTGATAAAGGTCAAAAAGGTGAAGTAGGACTTAAAGGAACTACCGGTGAAAAGGGTAACACTGGTGACAAAGGAATCACCGGGGACAAAGGAGAGAAAGGTGAAACTGGGGACAAAGGAGACAAAGGTCAGAAGGGTATTACTGGAGACAAAGGTCAGACAGGAGACAAAGGTCAGAAAGGCGTAGAAGGCTCTCAATGGACTTCCGCTGTTGGGCCTCCTTCTACTCCTGGCACTAATAGAGATGACCAATACTTGGATACAAGCACTGGTGATGTCTATGAATGGGACGGCGCGCAATGGGTTCCTACTGGTAATATCCAAGGGCCAGCGGGAGCCAAAGGACAAAAAGGTGCTACTGGTGATAAGGGTAACACTGGAGATAAAGGTCAGAAAGGGATTGACGGTACTAAAGGTGAGAAGGGTATCGATGGTACCAAAGGCGAGAAGGGCATCGATGGTACCAAAGGTGCTACGGGAGATAAGGGCATCACTGGAGATAAAGGTCAGAAAGGTGAGGTTGGTGAAAAAGGTTCTACTGGAGATAAAGGAGACAAAGGCGAAGTTGGCGATAAGGGTCAAAAAGGTCAAGACGGGGCTAAAGGCGAGAAAGGTGTTGAGGGCTCACAGTGGACATCGGCACCAGGCGCGCCAACAACAGCGGGAGTAAATAGGGACGACCAATATCTCGACACAAACACAGGTGATGTCTACGAGTGGGATGGACTTAATTGGAATAACACTGGTAATATACAAGGGCCACAGGGTGCTAAAGGTACTACTGGTGACAAAGGAACCAAGGGTGAAGTAGGGGACAAAGGTCAGACAGGAGACAAAGGAACCAAGGGGGAGATAGGCCTTAAAGGTATTACAGGTGATAAGGGCGATAAAGGAGAGAAGGGAACCAAGGGAGAGATAGGCGATAAAGGAATAAAGGGTGAAGTAGGAGCCAAAGGAGATAAAGGAACCAAAGGAGAAGTAGGGGAAAAAGGAATCACCGGAGATAAAGGCGATAAAGGAACCAAGGGAGAAGTAGGAGTCAAAGGAGAAAAAGGTGTTGAAGGTTCTCAATGGACGTCTGCTGCTGGCACACCGACAACATCGGGTAGAAATGTAGATGACCAATATCTCAACACTACAAATGGTGATGTATACGAATGGGACGGTTCTGCTTGGCAGTTAACTGGAAACATTGAGGGGCCACAGGGAGACAAAGGACAAAAGGGTGAGGTAGGTTTCAAAGGAGATACTGGCGCTAAGGGTGACACTGGAGACAAAGGTCAAAAAGGTGAACTTGGAGATAAAGGAGACGTAGGCCCTAAAGGACAGAAGGGTGAGAAAGGCGTACAAGGTTCCCAGTGGACAAGTGCAGCAGGTACACCAACCACGGCAGGTACTAATAGAGATGATCAATATCTCGACACAAACACTGGTGATGTCTATGAATGGGATGGTGCTCAATGGCTTCTTACTGGTAATATCCAGGGCCCCCAAGGAGCCAAGGGAACTGCCGGAGACAAAGGTGAGAAGGGACAGAAAGGAACTACTGGAGACAAAGGTGAGAAGGGACAAAAGGGTGTTGATGGTGACAAAGGAACCAAGGGTGAGGTAGGACAGAAAGGAACTACTGGAGACAAAGGTATTACCGGAGACAAAGGCGTACAAGGTTCACAGTGGACTTCTGCGGCTGGTGTACCAACAACAGCGGGCACCAATAGAGATGACCAATACTTAGACACGAACACAGGTGAGGTTTACGAATGGAATAGTACTGCCTGGATTAGCACTGGTAATATCCAGGGGCCTAAAGGAGCCACTGGAGACAAAGGTCAGAAAGGTGAAGTTGGCCAAAAAGGAACTACTGGAGATAAAGGGCAAAAGGGAGAGACTGGACAAAAAGGAACCACAGGTGACAAAGGCGTTAAAGGTGAAGTCGGTCAGAAAGGTGAGAAGGGTACTACCGGAGATAAAGGACAGAAAGGTGTAGAGGGTTCCCAATGGACTTCTGCGTCTGGTGCACCAACAACAGCGGGTGTAAATAGGGACGATCAATATCTTGATACAACCACAGGTGATGTATACGAATGGGATGGACTTAATTGGAATAGCACCGGGAACATTCAAGGGCCACAGGGCGCTAAAGGTACTACTGGCGACAAAGGTCAAAAAGGTAACACGGGAGACAAGGGCCAAAAAGGAACCACGGGTGACAAAGGTGAGAAGGGCCAAAAAGGAGAGGTAGGACAAAAGGGTGCTACTGGTGACAAAGGTATTACTGGAGACAAAGGAATCACTGGTGATAAGGGAATCAAAGGTGAAGTCGGTCAGAAAGGAGCCACCGGAGACAAAGGTCAAAAAGGTGAAACAGGATCTAAAGGAGATAAAGGTCAGAAGGGTGTTGAAGGTTCACAATGGACATCAGCATCGGGTGTCCCTACAACAGCGGGTGTTAATAGAGATGATCAGTATCTTGATACTAATACTGGTGAGGTTTACGAATGGAATAGTACTGCCTGGATTAGTACTGGTAATATTCAAGGGCCTAAAGGTGCTAAAGGCGACACTGGACAAAAGGGAACTACTGGAGACAAGGGTCAGAAAGGCGAAGTAGGAGACAAGGGTATTACTGGAGACAAGGGTCAGAAAGGCGAAGTCGGTCAGAAAGGAGCCACAGGAGACAAAGGTGAGAAAGGTCAAAAAGGAGAGATAGGTCAGAAGGGTCAGACTGGAGACAAAGGTGAGAAGGGACAGAAAGGAGAGTTAGGACAGAAGGGGACTACTGGGGACAAGGGAGATAAAGGACAGAAAGGTGTTGAAGGTTCTCAATGGACTTCCGCTACAGGTACACCAACCACGGCTGGCACTAATAGGGATGACCAATATTTAGACACAAACACTGGTGAAGTATACGAATGGAATGGTTCTGCTTGGGTTAGTACTGGAAACATTCAAGGCCCCAAAGGAAGTGCTGGTGACAAAGGAGCCAAAGGTGAGAAGGGCGAGAAAGGCCAGAAGGGTGACACTGGTCAAAAGGGAACGACTGGAGATAAAGGTATTACTGGAGACAAGGGAGAGAAAGGTCAGAAAGGTATTACCGGAGACAAAGGTATTACCGGAGACAAAGGTGAGAAGGGACAGAAAGGTATTACCGGAGATAAAGGTATTACTGGAGACAAGGGAGAGAAAGGACAGAAAGGAGATACTGGACAAAAAGGAACTACGGGTAGCAAGGGAGATAAAGGTCAAAAGGGAGTCGAAGGTTCACAGTGGAAGTCGGCTTCTGGTGCACCAACTACATCTGGAACCAATGTAGACGACCAATATTTAGATACTGATAATGGTAATGTTTATGAATGGGATGGTTCTTCCTGGGTTAGTACTGGAAACATACAAGGGCCGCAAGGAGCCAAGGGTCAGAAGGGTCAGCAAGGCGCCTCTGTTAAAGGACAGAAAGGTGAGACAGGTCAGAAGGGAGACACCGGACAGAAGGGTACTACTGGCGACAAGGGTGAAAAGGGACAGAAAGGTGAAGTTGGTGATAAGGGTCAGACTGGTCAGAAAGGGACTACTGGCGATAAGGGTATTACCGGAGACAAAGGTCAGACTGGTCAAAAAGGAACCACTGGTGACAAAGGTGAAAAGGGACAGAAAGGTGTTGAAGGTTCACAGTGGACTTCGGCTTCTGGCACACCGACAACCGCAGGTACCAATAGAGACGATCAGTACCTAGATACTAATACCGGAGAAGTATATGAATGGAATGGTTCTGCTTGGGTTAGTACTGGAAACATACAAGGGCCGCAAGGGGCTAAGGGTCAGAAAGGTCAAGACGGCGCTTCAATCAAAGGGCAGAAAGGTGACACTGGTCAAAAGGGAACCACAGGAGATAAAGGTACAGCGGGGGATAAAGGTCAGAAAGGTCAAGACGGCGCTTCAGTCAAAGGTCAGAAGGGTGAGGCTGGACAAAAAGGAGCCACAGGAGACAAAGGTACAGCGGGGGACAAAGGAGAGAAAGGTCAAGACGGCGCTTCAGTTAAAGGCCAAAAAGGTGACACTGGACAGAAGGGTACAACAGGCGCAAGTGTTAAAGGACAGAAAGGAGAAGCGGGGGACAAAGGCGCTACAGGCGCAAGTGTTAAAGGACAGAAAGGTGAGGCAGGAGACAAGGGTGCAACAGGTGCTTCGGTAAAAGGACAGAAAGGTGAAGCCGGAGAGAAGGGTGCAACAGGTGCTTCAGTCAAGGGCCAAAAAGGTGAAGCCGGAGAGAAGGGTGCTACTGGTACTTCCGTCAAGGGACAGAAGGGTGAGGCTGGTGCTAAGGGTGCTACGGGGACTTCGGTCAAAGGTCAGAAGGGTGAGGCCGGCGATAAGGGCGCTACAGGTACTTCTGTTAAGGGACAGAAGGGTGAGGCTGGTGCTAAAGGCGAAAAGGGAGTCGAAGGTTCACAGTGGACTTCTGCGGCTGGAACACCAACAACAGCGGGCACCAATAGAGACGATCAATACTTAGACACGAGTACAGGTGAGGTATACGAGTGGAATGGTTCTGCTTGGGTTTCTACCGGTAACATCCAGGGCCCGCAAGGGGCTAAGGGTCAGAAGGGTCAGCAAGGCGCAAGTGTTAAAGGTCAGAAGGGTGAGGCTGGTGCTTCAGTTAAAGGACAGAAAGGTGAGGCCGGAACCAACGGTACAGATGGCTCTAAAGGTCAGAAAGGTGAGGCCGGTGCTTCGGTCAAAGGTCAAAAAGGTGAGGCTGGAACCAACGGTACAAATGGTACTAAGGGACAGAAAGGTGAGGCTGGTGCTTCAGTTAAAGGACAGAAAGGTGAGGCTGGTACAAATGGTACAAATGGTACTAAAGGACAGAAAGGCGAGCAAGGTGCAAGTGTCAAGGGCCAAAAAGGTGAGGCTGGAACCAATGGTACAAATGGAACCAATGGTACAGATGGTACTAAAGGTCAGAAAGGTGAGGCTGGAGCCAATGGTACAAATGGATCTAAGGGACAGAAAGGCGAGGCCGGAACCAACGGTACAAATGGCTCTAAGGGACAGAAAGGCGAGACTGGTTCAGCAGGTAATGATGGTGCAGACGGTAGTAAAGGACAGAAGGGTCAGACAGGTACTACTGGGCCATCGGGTACTTCATTTGCTCCTTGTATTGGAGGAATAGACAGTAGTCAAACATTTACCTCGGCTCAAGCACGTTGTAATATAAACAGAACACTCGGCGGTGGCCAAGCAGGTACAAACGTAGATATCAGTTCTAATCAAATTACTATATCAGCAACTGGTACATATCTGTGTACGTACTCGGTAACATTAAAGTCTAATTATGCCAACCGTTCATGTGTAGGTTTCTACCTAAAGCAAGTGACAGGGGGTAGCACAAACCCAATAGGGTCAGCGGCAATTCAATACTTCCGTTATAATAGTTATGGAGACTATAGCACTCTTAGCGCATGTTTTATTTTCCAATCTAATAATGGTGATGCATATGAGTTGACTACATCCAATGCTCTTGATGGTGCCTGGAATCACTCAACGCAAAGTGCAAGTGTATACAGAGGTATAATGGTTCAAAGATTAACATAATATGGCAGTTCAAGAAAGTTTCTATATACAAGACATAAATACTTCATCGAGTTTAAAAACCGATGGAACATGGGAAAGGACTAACGACGACTTTAATGAGTTTCGTTCATTCCCTACAAAAGCAGAGGCGCTGGTATACATAGATAATATATCAGACGGGGCATATGTGGTATACAGTAGAATTGTAAAGACCAGTTAGATAATGTATCTTTAGTGATGCAATAGTTAATTTAATTGTATCAACAAATGGTCATTGTATTCCACGCAGGATATTATGCAAGTGCTTGGAACCCCTATTATAACTCTGAAGGAATAGGAGGAACAGAGCAATGTATAATGGGTTTATCAAGGTCGCTTGCTCTACAAGGCCATAGTGTTTTTGTAGTAGGTCAAGTTAAACCTGTCTCTGATAAATACCCAAACAGCGGATCCCTTAATTATGTAGATTTAAAAAACATAAGTGATATCCCAGAGATAGATATACTTATCGGTGTATCATATATCCACTACTTAAAATACTATAATCTAAAGCCACAGACTAAGAAGATATTCTGGTTACACAATGAACATCCTCACTACTGGTACAAGGGCGAGCGTATGTCTGACGTGGATATACAAGATGCTTATCTACAAACAGACATAATAGTTTGTCTTACCGATTGGCATAAAGAATATTTTATCAAGCATGAAGCGTTTGCTCAGTTGCTAGGAGACAGAGTGGAGGTGATTGGAAACGGAGTGGTCACAGCCTTGTTTGAGCCTGTTATCGAAAAGAAACCAAACTCTTACATATACACTTCACACGCAGAGAGGGGTCTTGAAAATGTAATATCGGATATAGAAAAAAATTATTTACAAGGCACGCTTGACATCGCAACACCATCATACGGACTACAATATTACAATGAACACTTTGCGGAGCGTGTATCAAAGTTAGACAACGTAACATTCCATGGTAGCCTATCAAGCAAAGAACTTTATAAACTGATGGCCTCTTGTGAGACGTGGTACTACCCTACAAATTACAATGAAACATACTGTATTACAGCGATCGAAATGCTTGCCCATCATGTAATACCATTAGTGAATCCTATTGCTGGCCTTAGAGATACTTTAAATGTATTTCACAAGCACATAAGGGAATGGTCGGAAGTTGATGAATACGTAAAGTCTCGTGACTGGGATGTAGTAGTAAAAGATTGGGAGCGTTTATTTAATAAAAAAGAAAGTGTTATGATTCAAAAAGCCTATGTGATTTCTATGGATACCTCTGACGAAAAGTTACAGGAGTATATAGAGAGATTGAAAGAAGGTGGTATTAATTGCGACGTGGTGATAGTACCAGGTGTAGATGCGAGAACCTTTAATGAATATGAGTGGCACCCACATGACTCATGGGCAATGGACAGCGACAACAAGTGGTGGAACCAACCCGTTACTGTAGGGGAAATGGGGTGTGGATTAGCACACCTCAATGCTTGGAAAAAAGTGGTGGCAGATAAAACTGAATTAGCCGTTATACTTGAGGAAGATTTTTTCTTTAAGGAAAAGATTGACTATTCAATTATACCAGACCCAGGCACCTGGCATATGCTTTATCTGGGAAGATGCCCTATGGCTCCTGATCAGGAAGACAGAGGAGATGTTGTTGTGCCTGGTTACTCTTACAATTTACACGCATACCTTGTTACACAAGCAGGTGCATTATCTTTTACCCAACACAATTTTCAAAACTACATAACCACTCCAGATGAGTTTATACCGGCGACATACTGTAGGCACCCTAGAGGTGATTGGGACTGGGTTACAAGAGACACCAAAGCACTTGCTTTAAAGAAAGACATAGCGTTCCAAACATCTAATGACCTTACAAGTAGAACGCAGTCTACTATAAACACACCCATATTTAAGTCCGGTAAATGGGCTGAATGGATATCCAAATGGATACATCCTGCTGCGCAAACAAAGGCTTGGGATATGATATACGAAGAGCCTATAAGTGATGTAATAACTTTTCCGCTGTTTACAGAAGAGTTCTGTGAGTTATTAATTGACGAGGCAGAGAAAAAGGCTTACTGGCAATCCAAGAGGCACGACTACTATCCTACAGTAGACACCCTAATCTCTTCGTTTGGATATGAGCAGATATACAGAAAGGTTCTGCAGGACTTTGTTTTTCCTGCGGCTATACATCGTTGGCACTTACACGGTAAGCAATGGGCAAATATGAGTAGCGAAAACTTTATGATTAAGTACACCACAGATACGCAGGGACACCTGGACTTACATCACGATAACGCTGTCATTAGTTCAGTGCTCACATTAAACAAAGACTACACAGGTGGCGGTACGTATTTTTATAATCAAAAACAAACACACGTAGGAGACGTAGGCCACATTGCAATACATCCGGGGCAAGTGACCCACAGGCATGGGGGCAGGCCAGTACACAGCGGAAAGAGATATATACTTGTGTCGTTCTGTAATAAGAAATAGTATGAGGCATTATATAGACCTAACAACAGAGCAACTGAGGTTGCTTTATATCCTAATACCATCGCACCACATGGAGAACGAAAAGGTCATGGAGATAGTGAAGAAACTTGAGACTCACCTCGCTGTACCAGGGGTCAAACGATAATGCTTATATTTGCTTTATGGCAAAAAGTAAGTATGCAAATTTTCTAAAGCGTCACGGTTTAAAAGGATTTAACAAGCCTAAGCGCACACCAGATCACTCTAAGAAGTCTCATGTTGTTGCGGCAAAAGAAGGAGATAAGGTTAAACTTATACGCTTTGGAGAACAAGGGGCATCAACAGCGGGTGCGCCTAAGTCTGGTGAGTCTGATCGTATGAAGAAGAAGCGTGCATCATTCAAAGCCCGTCATGATAAAAACATAAAGAAAGGAAAGATGTCTGCTGCGTACTGGGCCAATAAAGTAAAGTGGTGATGGTAAAGAAGTACAGAGAAGGTGGTAAGTCTAAGGTAAACGAGGCGGGTAACTATACAAAGCCATCTATGCGCAAGCGTATATTCAATAGAATTAAGGCTGGAACCAAAGGTGGTAATGCAGGACAGTGGTCTGCGCGTAAAGCACAAATGCTTGCTAAAGCATACAAAGCCGCAGGAGGTGGATACAAAAACTAATGGCGCTTAAGAAATCACAAGAGTCCTTAAGGAAATGGACAAAGCAAAAGTGGAGAACCTCTGACGGAAGTAAGTCGGAGGGGAAGAAGCGCTATCTACCAGACGCTGCATGGAATGCGTTGTCACCAGCAGAGAAAGCCGCAACCAATAAAGCAAAAGCAGAGGGTAATAAAAAAGGCAAACAGTTTGTTGCTCAACCAGATAAAATCAAGAAGAAGGTAAAGAAGTACCGATCATAGAGGTACAGCGAGTAATTATACGTGAGTATAATAGAGCCTTATTTTTTGTCTTCATCATGTTCCCGGCAGCATAATCAGCAATCTTTGACAACACTGCCTCACTCTCTGGCGACATCTTTGTAGTATAATTTGTCTTCATAGTATTTAATTCAGTGACATAAACTTACAAAACATTGTTTAAATTTGCCTTACAAACACATAGTATTATGAATGACAGAATGAAAGAGATGTACAGAAGCGGTGGTTTACTCAAGGCGCTTTTAAAGGATCCGTCTCAAAGAAAGATGGCTGCCGACATGCTTGCATCTAACAGCGGCTCTGTTATAGATGGTAATGCCGGTAGAGGCGGCACTAAAAGATATGTTGCTGGAGGCTCAGTAGAAGAGCGCATCAAAACAATGCTTGGCGCACCAGCAGGATTTAATCCTGGTGCTAAAGACCAATACGCAATGGGCGGTGCAATAAAGTACCGCATGGGCGGAAACATGCCAAGGTATGAAAATGGTGGAGAACCTAAAGGCACCAAGTATTCCACGAGAGTAGCCCCATCACGCAAGGATGTAGAGGAAGCAATTAAGCAATCTTTCTCATTAGGAACTGGTGGTATGCCAGCCACAGTGGAAGAGTTAATCGCTTTAGGCCCTATGGATAGTGGCGATTTATCTCGAGTAATGCGAAAAGCAGAAGAGATTGCTGAAGGTGGATTTAATAGATCTATGCAGAGCGCACAGGGATTACCAAGAACTGTTGACGAAGCGAGAATGGCAAGAGTTGAACGTAATCGGGGCGCAGGTGCCGTAGAAGAACAGCGCCAAAGAGCATATAATCGTCCAGAGAGAGCACAAGGCGAACTGAGAGACGAGTATGGCGATAGAGTTATAGAGACTGCATACCGAGGGGTAGCGGAAGGTGATGGATATTTTACAGGAGCGAATCAAATAGAACTTGATGCGATCAACGAAACAAATTCAATCCTTAAGGCTCGAGAAGAAGCGCTCTTGAGAGAGATGGGTCTTATGTAGGGTTATTAGAAAGAGAATAAAAAAGGGGGCCGTTAAGCCCCCTTTCTTTTTTACCAAACTACGTTTCGTTTTCCTTTATTTTTTCTAACCCAGTCCTGCATTTCTTTGTAGTCATCGGTAGCCATCCATTCCTCATGCTTGTGAGTGTGATGACTGTCTGGATATGACATACCTACATTAGGCCATTGCTTTGAAACAGGTACAGCGTACACTGTTTTTGTCTCTCTGTGAAAAGAAAAACGGTATACCTGATCACCAATGTAACCAATGTCCATTGATTCTTTACCCGCCATTAATTCGAACTGGTCGAAGTAATCTGGGATTAAGTAAAAGGTAGTGTCACCACGCTTTTGCTGTTGAAAGTCTTGTGCTTTTGCTGCTACTCCAGTAAGGAGTAATAGGCTCATAATTAAATGTTTCATAATAAATCGGTTAAAATTTCACTGCAGTAAACATAGTAATTCCTTTTTAACTTTGCAACAATCAGTTAAATTTTTTTGAAATGAACAGTGTAGAATCAAACATGGAGCAGCAAATCAAAGACGCTGGCTTTAGTATCTCGGATACGATGCCAGGTGGAGATAACCCTGCACCACAAGAAGCGCAACCACAAGAAGCGCAAACAGGACAGCCACAGGCTGAACAACAAGTACTAGCGCCCGAACCGAGCGCACCCGTTGAGGCAACTCAACCACAAGAGGTTCAACAAGAAAGCGCTCCAGTAGAACAGACTGTACAGCAGAATGTACAGCAGGAGCAAAGTTCTTTTAATGAGGATACATCAGCACTAGAATCTTTCTTTGGTGCTCTGAGCGAAACGCAAACAGAGACTCCACGGCAAGCAGATAGTACTGAATCAATAACTGCAACAGAAATCGACCCACGGATTCAAGTTATTGCTGACTTCGTTGAGAAGACTGGACGTTCACCAGAAGATTGGTTCCGCTACCAGGCATTAGATCCATCCGAAATGGATGATCGCACTGCGATGCGTGTACAAATGGCAAGTGAATATCCATCATTGGCAAACGACGAGATTGATTTACTAATCAACTCTAAGTACAAGACCGATGACTCAATGTATAACGACGAAGAAGTAAGACTTGCAAACCTGCAGTTGAAGATTGATGCAGAGAAGGCGCGCAACAGTATTGGTGAACTCCGTAATGATTACACCACACCTGCTGTGCAGGCTTCTACACCAGCCGAAGAGGAACCAAATCCCTTCGATGATTCTTGGCTCAATGCGAATCAAAGATCACTTAGTGAATTAAGCGAAATTGCTTTTGATTTACCAGGTGGTAAAGGATTCAACTTTGGGGTACCGCAAGATTATCGAAACGAACTTGGTAAATCTAACAGCGACATGACTTCGTATTTCGATAAGTATGTTGGAAGTGAAGGTCAATGGGATCACGACTTGTGGAATATGCATAGAACAGTGACAGATAATCTGCCACAAATTCTAAACAGCATTTACGCACAAGGTCTTAGTGATGGTCAGCGTACCATCGTTGAGAAGGCTGCAAACATAGACCCGCAACAACCACAGGCTAATCCTAATATGAGTCAACAGGACTCGCTAACACAACAAGTACTTGATGCGTTAGGACGTCCGCAAATGTTTTTAAAATAACTGCTATAAAAAAATATTATCATGGCAAATTCGTACCCTCCGGTATTTAACGACAACAAAGCAGCGGTATTCCGTCGCCTTGACCCAGCGAAGTACACTTCGTTGGCTGATTTCATTGACGAAATCAACGCACCAGATAACCGTGACCAATTGGTTAAGACCTATGGTTACCAGCAAATCTCTGGTGGACTTACAGGTTTCTTAAGTCTTACAGGTGCAGTACGCGCAAGCGGAACTGCTGACGCTGTACAGTACTGGGAAGAAACTCGTCTACACTCTTACGCTTCAGTTAACTTGGCAGCAACAGCGGCATCAGCGGCTACTACCTTGACTTTAACTAAAGCAACAAGTGATGCTAACGTATTGCGTTTGAACGACGTTGTATTATGGAACGGCAAAGAGCGTGGTATCGTAACTGCTATCTCTCCAACAGGTGAGATTGGTCACGCTGCTACTGCTTCTTACACTGTTGAGATTCTAAGTGGCAACATCGGTGCAACTGCAGCGACTGGTGCTTACAACCTTCCAGTAATCGGTAACTTGTTCGCTCAAGGATCTGATCAGAACGCTGGTTACCTAGAGTCAAACGTAATCAAGCGTACAAACTCTTACAACATTATCAAGGAAGTATTCAAGGTTACAGGTTCTCAAGCAACTAACATTGGTTGGGTTAACGTAGGTAACGGCGACTACCGCTGGTACGTAAAAGGAGAAATGGACACTCGTGCTCGTTTCCTCGACAAGCGTGAAATGATGTTGTTGCTAGGTGAGACAATCACCAATACATTGACAACTACAAACATCGGTGGCAACCCAACAGCGGGTGAAGGTTACTTCGCTGCTATCGAAGACCGTGGTATTGTACAAGATGGTGAAATCACTTCGTTCACTCAAATGGACACGTTGATTGAAACACTAGACCAGCAAGGTGCTGCTCCAGAGTACGCTATGTACGTAAACTCTTCTCAAGCATTAGAGATTGACGACATGGTTGCTTCATTAAATGGTGCTGCAGGTTTCGGTAACGTAACCTCTGGTATCGGTGCATTCGGTGGACGTGGATCAGAACTTGGTTTCGACTCATTCAAGCGTGGTGGATACACATTCCACAAGCACTCTTGGAAATTGTTGAACGAACCAACACTATTAGGTTCTGCGAGCCCACACTACTTGGGAGCAATGATTCCGTTAACAACTGTTGTTGATCCTAAGACAGGCGATCGTGCTGCTGCTTTGGAGTTAAACTACAAAGACACTAACGGTTACTCTCGCGAAATGGAGCACTGGATGACAGGTTCTATCTTAGGTGTAAACAACACCAACGAAGATAGCCTTCAGTTCAACTACCGTTCTGAGTGTGCATTGGTTACTCGTGCAGCAAACCAACACATCCTTATCACTGCATAAGGAGAACAAACATCGGAGGGGGGCGTTGCCCCTCTCCTTTTTTTAATTATTTAATTCTATTAAAATGGCAACACAAGCAAAGGCTGCACCTGCGGCAAATAAAAAGACTGCGCCCAAGAAGGGTTACAGCGCTATCAAAAAAACCCCTACCGCTCCATCACAGAAGGTGTACGAGATTATCAAAGGTGGAGGTATCATATTCAAACTAAGAACAGAGGCAACAGTATTCGACGCAGAGTCAAACACTGTGCGTGCTATTAGATACTGCCCAGGGGAGTCTAGTATTTATAAGGAAGAACAAAGCCCAAGTGCTAGACGTTCTCATATTGCTTTCAATAACGGATTACTTGCGGTGAACGTGTCACAACCAAACCTCATGGAGTTCTTAGACAAGCACCCAAGCAATGTGGCTAATGGTGGTAACAAATTCAAACTTGTCGACAACAGCACAGACTCTGAAGAACAAGTAGAGCAAGAATTTTTAACGCACGATGCTATTGCGTTGGTTCGCAATAAAGACTCTGATGAGATTTTATCGGTAGCGATTGCCCTTGGCATCAACATCGAGCAGAAGATGATTGAGATTCGTCGTGAGTTACTGAGAGAGGCTAAAGCAAACCCCGCTCAGTTTATATCAATGTTCGATGACCCACGTGTAAAAGTACGTTCCGCTGTTATTCAAGGATCAGACTTCCAGATCTTGGCAGCAAAGCCAGACGGAGTATATTGGTTTGACAGCGGCAGATTAATTCTATCAGTTCCTGCAGGGCAGGATCCTGTAGATATTATGGTTCGTTTCTGTCTCACTGAGAAAGGCGTTCCGGTTTACGAAGAACTCCTTTCTAGATTAGAAAAACTTTCGTAAGTTTGTCTTATCTCAGTACATAGGCATAGTAATGAGAATCGGTTAATGCAAGAAAGGGGGCCCCGTAAGGCCCCCTTTTTTATTCGTATATTTGCTACAAAGCCTCAAGGTATATGGCAAGTGTAGAAAGAGTATATAAAGCAGTTAAGGATATAGCGAATAAAGACCAGAGAGGGTTTATAACTCCCTCTATATTTAACCAATTCGCAGGTGTAGCACAGATGAACTTGTTCAACAGGTTGTTTGGTGATATATCGTTGGCAAACAAAATGCGTCGCATGAGCATCGATGGCCCGCGCCAGTTTGCTTTTTCAAAAAAAGTAGAAGAAGACTTGTCGACCTTTGCTAAGAAAGTTGAACTAACTCTTTCTAGCGGAACCGTTGCTAAACCAAGTGACTTTGCGCGCGTGATATCTATATCCACTATAGGCAAAAAGATTCTTGGTGTACAGAAGCAGTCGTTGGTATCACTTGTATATAACGAAGATCATATTGACAGAATACTTAACAGCGACCTATCAGCACCCTCTGATGACGCTCCTGTCGCTCTGATAGCAAACGACATAGAGGTATTTCCAAATGTAAACACAAGCATTACTAAGATTAACTTAAGATATTACAAAGTACCACAAGGCGTTCTTCCAGACACTGGTGCAAAGACCTCGTTGTCTCCCAAGTTTGGGTACACTTCATCTGTGGCTGGTGTAGAGATTTATTCTTCAGCCAACAGTGTGGACTTTGAATTACCAGAGCAGTACTTCACGGAACTTGTCAACGAAATACTTACACTTGCCGGTGTGAATTTACGTGACAGCGACGTGTACAACTACGGCTCATCAGAAACCACTAAAGACGAAAGTAGATAATGAGCCAGGCATATGTTACAGTAGATAAGGTAATCAACGATTACATCATGAGTGTAGATATGGATGACTATGGGTCAGCCGCATCTGATTATATGTTACGCCAATACGCTTTGCGTGGTATCAGAGAGTTTGGTTTTGACATGTCTCATAACATAAAGACCACATTGCTAGATGTCAATCAGACATTGGGCACCGTTGACCTTCCTTCGGATTTCGTTGAGATGGTAAAATTAGGTCAACTAGGAAACGATGGTCTAGTGTATGTCTTTGCGGAGAACCCGAACATGAACATATTACCAGATCAACCTGCGGATGCTATCCCAGATTATCTAGTTGGTTTCGACTCGTATGTATTTAGAAACTTCTTATATGAGAATACCATGGGACGACTCTACGGCCTTGGTGGTGGCCAAGGTGCTGGTGAATACAGAATTAACTGGGAGCAGTGCCGGATAGAAATATCACTTGTATCTGATACAACACAGGTTGTTCTTGAGTACATATCAGATGCAGCGAAATGTGATAACCCGTGTGTCCCTGTTTTTGCAGAGCAAGCATTACGGGCATATGTTTACTATCACACGATACAGCGTAAGTCTAGCGTACCGGCTAATGAGAAACAGCGCGCACGCGCAGAATACTATAATGAAAGACGTTTGGCTAACGCAAGACTCAAGTCTTTCAACAAGTTTGACGCCTTGAGCGTTACCCGCAGAAACTTCAAACTAAGCCCTAAAGCATAATAGATGGCTTCTATAGACAAACTACTTCCTCGCTCCTTAAACAAAGATGATGATGAGCGCCTAGTTACCCGGGTAGAAATGACGGATGCACAGAACGTCCGTGTGTCTATTGATGCGGAGAATGAGGCACTTGTATTAAAGAATTCCTGGGGTAATACACATCAGTCAGCGACTATTGAAAATGGTTCAATGCCATCGGGTAATAACATTACCATAGGCAGCGTAGGTGATGACGCCGCAGCACAGGTGTATTATTTTGTTTGGAACAGCGAACAAAAACACACGATATTACGCTATGATCAGAACGCTAAGAAGACATACATAGTATATCAAGACACGGTTCTTAATTTCACTAAGGAAGGATTTGTGTATGCATCTATAGTTGAGTTGTCAAACAGAGACACACTTCTTTACTTTAATGACGGACAGACTGAGCCAAAAAAAATAAACGCTACACGCGCAGAGCAAAGTATATCTGGAGCAGGAGGGTACCCGCCTGCTTTTAATACCGGAACCGACCAACAGCGGAGAAATTTTATCACGGTAGCGAAGCAACCTCCTTTGTTCCCCCCTACAACTGTATTTAAAAACAATCCAGAGTATCCTCAGAACGATATATTTGAAAAGAACTTTCAGTTTGCGTATCAATATGAGTACGAAGATGGTGAGGAAACAGCACTGAGCCCATACTCTGAACTGGCTATATCTAAGTCCCAATTGAAAGACGGATTCATAGATGCTGGTGCAAGAAATTACTGGAACGAAATAAAAATTACAGTAAACAACTCAGAACTTGATGTAAAGAACATCAATATCTACGCAAGACAGGGTGATAAGGACTCCGCATTTTTCTTGATAGAAACCATACCTAATTTGGATGGATCAGGAACACAGGTTCGTGCGTTCCGTAACGACTCTAACTATAAAGGCTTGTCCGCTATAGTGCAGGACAATACATATTCAAATGTACCCCAGCGTGCAGATAGCCAAGCGATGTCGCAGGGCCGTTTGTTCTACGGTGGATACACAGAGGGTTATAACAATACAGGTACCGGTGGAATGACGGCGGTTCCTAACTATTACAATAAGCCCAATACTTTTAACATACCTATAGAGAAGTATACTCTTTTCCAGAATCAATTCTCTGTAGATTTTGCAAACATCCCATCGGTCATACCTACGGATAGTAAGATTTTACTTTCCTTCTCATGGCAGGACGGCCCTGTTGTTATTAAGAATAGTCAAGGCAATAAGAAAGATTACAGTTTCACGGCATTCTCTCCAGAGATACGGGTTTTCGACAATGAAACTGGAGGTACTGCGCAAAGCCTTTCTAAATCAGATGAACTCAAAGCGTTAGCCGGAGTACGTTACCTAAACGATGGCAGTATAAACCAAGCAGCAATAAACTTAGACGGTGGATTTTTAAACAGCCCACCCAGTATAAATTTTGTTGCTCAAAAGGGAACGTCAGACAGCACTGAAAAAACCATAGCCGTACGCACAATTAAAGGCGGTATCAAGGTTGTGAGTAGCGGAGTACAGGTAAGGGAAATTATCAAAGTAACAGCAGGTACAACCCAGGCTCAAGTAAAGGCGCTAGTTAGGGAAACTATTGAGGGGTTATATCCAATACAGTTTACTCCACAAAACGGAGAGGCCGGGTTTAGTAATCTATATACAGGTGGACAGACCACTGTCGCTGGCGAATCCGCAGCATTTAAGGGAACAGGAAACGCTTGGATAAGAAGAGTAGGGACAGGATTTCCTGTGGCTACTAAAGATTACTATGGCATCACCATGAATCATGTTACGTTTAAGTTTGATAAACTAGTATTCGGAACACGTGAGGCTCAAATCCTAAATGGCGATAGTATAGTATCTCAGTTTGATGTTCTTGAAAGAAACATAGACGGATTTACTAACGACATTGATTTCACCGGAAGGGTGCAAAACTTGAACGGAGAATGGGTACAAATTAACGACCCTCAGACTCAAAGAAAATTTTTCGTTGTAGACAGAGTTGGTTCTTCAGTCAACCCCGGGGGTTGCTTTCTTATTGATGAGGACGAAATGGACGGGTATCGTTGCTTTAAGTCTGGTTCAAGTCATGAGTTGGGGCTTTTGTTTTTTGACGACAAAGGAAGACCAGGCGGTGTTCAGCCCTTAGATAATGAGGTTTTTATAGAGCACACAAACAATCGCTCAGACGAGAACTCTCTTGATGGAAGAGCAGATATAGTTGTTCGGTTTGATGACTCCTTTACTGCGCCCGATTGGGCTGAACGATACAGTGTAGTATATGCAGGACAGGGGTCGATAATAAACAAAGTGCAGTACTCTATAGGGGGTGCATACGTTGCATTAAATGATGCAGATGCTGGTTCCTTTGGTTCCTCGCAAAACATATACCTTTCCCTGGGCACACTACAAAGTAAGGCCAACTCATATGATAATCAAACCGGAGCGTTAATCAACTACGGATTCGCAGAGGGCGATAGAATTAGAATAGTTAGGTATGGTGACGACTTAAAAGAAACATCAACCTGGAAGGTCGCTAAGACTGTTACGCTAATTGCAGATCCTGCAACAAACCCTCTTCTAGACAGAAGTTCTAAGGCTGCTATACAAAATACAATAGGAGACTTCCTTGTTATAGAGGACAATGATACACAAGAGTGGAACACATCGAGTATACTAAAAGGAGTTTCGAAGTGGAACAACAAGTGTGTTATAGAAATATACAGAGAGTCTGGCGCATTTGAAGAAACATTCTATTACGAAATCGGAGAGAACCTTTCTATAGACAGCAACGGTGTCCCTCAAACCTTACGTACAGGCACATCAGTAAGCATTAAAGTAGAATCAGTAACCAGCGGCACACCCGATATTGTTGTCGCTGAAGTAAACAAAAGAGTTTTTAAAGGAGACAAGATAGAGACTGCTGGCGGGGCCATAATCAAAGTGGGTAACGTAATTTTTAATGACGACACAACCTATCCTTTTAAACTCTACGGAGAAATTCTATCCGGAACATTTACTGCCCCTACAGTTTACAGCATGACTGTGACTAACCCTGGATCTGTTGTTCAGTTTAGCCAGGGTGACTCGTATTTTAGATTACGCACGCTGTTCTATGGAAACGCACCACGCAGGGGTGATGAATGGAGAAACATGGCGCTAGCCTATTCTCAGAATGCTATCGTTGATTTTGTAGAAGACCCACGGGTAAGCGATTTTTATGAATCAAACTACACATCGCTCGGTAAAGCCTTCGCATACCTACCAACAGCGACGACCATAAAAAGATTTGGCTCTATTACATACTCAGAACCTTTTGCGTTTGAGAACACAAGACTGGGCCTATCCTCTTTTAATTTTACACAGCAAAACTATAAAGACCTATCGTACGATTACGGCTCTATAAAATCTTTAGTGCCATACGATGAGTTCTTGTATATAGTACATGAGCGAAGAGCGGGTATAATACCTGTAAGAAGAAACATATTAACAGCGAACGACGGAGAGTCCTTGACCGCTACCAATATGATACTAGGGCCAGTAAAATACTATGTCGGAGAATTCGGGTGTAACAATAATCCGGAGTCAGTATCATGGTACAGGGGTTATGTGTTCTTTGTTGATGCTAAGGCAGGCAAGGTTGCGCGTATAAACTTTCAGTCTGGTCTAACCCTTATTAGTGAGCAACTGGTTGACAATTTTTTCAAGAGCAAGATGTTTTCAACAGCGGCGTCTGCCAAGAACAGAAAGTACACAGCAGGTTTAGACCGTGAGAATTATGAATATATCATTAGTTCTCCAGCGCTTTTTACAAGTTCTATTACAATAGACGATAGTTGCAGTGGACAACAAGCAACGGGGTTAGCAAGAACCAATCAAAATGGTAATATTATAAACGTAAGCCCTGTCTATGACGATTCTCTTACCTTTGATTGGAATACGTACGCTGTTAACTGGGAATGTGCTGAACAAAACTGGGAGGATGCAGGTAAAGGATTATTGCTTATTGATACTCTAACAAACAACCCCATCGTAGGGCTTGCTGAGGATCAGTCTCCGAGCATCACAGGGGTTACAACTTCTATCAAGATACTCATTACCTCATCTGCTTATCAAGCGTACCATACAGGGCGTTTTAATCAAAGTACAGAGGAAATAACGGCTGACTCCGCAGGACAGTCTGTGTTTACTATACTCAATACAGCAGAGACTCTTCCGGAATTTACAATAGCATATGATGTTAAATCTGATTTCTGGAGCACACGATACTCTTATCAAGCAGAAAGCATACAAGGACTTTCGGATAGATTATACACCTTTAAGAACGGTGGTATATACGAGCACAGCCCTAATGCTGCTCGCAATACATTTTATGGTGTTGCAGGAGATAGTATTGTAGAGTGTATTTCTAACTTCAATCCATCTATGGTCAAGGTCTACGAAGCGGTAAGCCTTGAGGGTAACAATAAAGATTGGAGTGTAACACTAACTAATAGTGACCAAACAAGCACGATTGCTACTTCTATATGGGAGGAGAAAGAAGGGTTTTACTACGCACCTTTACACCAGGACTCAACTAACAATGTGTCTTATACAGCAACAGCAAATATTAGTTCCATTAGCGGAACGTCTGAGGTCTTTGGCTTAGGGTCTGCGGCATCTATTGCTACAGATAAGATAACATTTAAGAACGCAATTAACAGTATAGGATTTCCGCTGGGTGTAACAACAGCATTATTTAAAGTTAGCGGGGCCAATCTGGTACCACTAAATCTATATGCCACAGCCCTTGATGGAGAGAAAGTATTACAGTGTAACGGAACCGTAAGTGGTGTTACTGCTAATGATGAGATTGTATTGATTGCTAATTCTGCTATTGAAGGTGACTCTTTGCGAGACTATTACTTGAAGGGCAGGTTTGTAAACTCCACAACCTCAAAGCATGAGTTGTATGCTATAAACTTTATATACACTAAGTCCAATCTACACAACCAGCAAGGGCAATAGTATTATCAGTATTTTTGTATTATGAAAAAGATGAAGAATTATTTTGTAGGAGGCCTAATAAATGTAGCAGCAGGACTTGGTACAGCGGCATACGGTGCGTATCAAGAGCGCCAAGCCAAAAAGAAAATGGCACAGGCAGACGAAGCAGCGACGGGCCCAATCAGATCCCAAGCAGCGCGTCAGAGAATTGCTCGCCAAACAAGTGACGCTCAAGCAGGTGTAGATGCAGCATTGCGCGCACAGGCTACAGCGGCAGACCAAATAGCAGCACAAGGCGGTTCTCGTGCTCTTGTATCAGCAACGCCTGGCTTAATAAGAGCAACAGAATTAGCCTCGAATCGTGCTATTCAAAGCGTACCTACTCTTGATGAAACATCTTTAACTGCAGGTCAAAACCAGCAGGCCCGGTTAAATTTAAATAGACTTTCTCGTGCCGCAGATGCAGCAAGACAAACAACTATAGGCGGTGTGACACAGGCTATTCAAGGTGGGGCAGAAATTCTTGGGTCAACTGTAAAGTTCAAACGAAAGAACCCAGAAGCATTGGAACTACCCACTGCTGACCCTTCTGCTCCTAAGACAGATGCCTTAACCGCTATGTCTAACGCTGCTATGCAGGGGACACAGCAGGGCTTGATAGATTTTACTAAGCAAACCAAGGCAGATAAAGCGGCGTCATTTAATATCCTTGAAGAAGAAGTAAGCGACCCATCGGGAACTGTTTTGTTGGATGAGGTTGATGTTATGGAAGATGGTGGTGTTCAAGAGCCGGTAGATAAAACACCAGGGGAGTTCTCGCATGATGACAATCCTATAGATATCGTTCAAGAGGGAGCAAAAATCGGGGAGATGACTGGAGGTGAATACATATTCAATCCAAAGCAGGCTGAAGAAATGCGTAAACTTTCCGAGGAAGGAGATACCGAACTACACGAATTCGTTCGTAACTTACTAAACAAAGAACAATTTAAATAATGGCTGATACATCCACATTCATGGCGGTGGGCCAGGTACCACAAGTAGATTATGGTGCGGTGTACAGAAACGCCAAGGCCCGTCGTGAGTTAGAAGAAGAGAAGAAACTACAATACCTCAACCAGTTCCAACAGGAACGTGGCGCTTTCACTACAGGTATGCAGGATGAACTGCAATCAGAGTGGGATGCTATCGAGCAAGACCTGGATCAGGGAGATATGTCCCTTGAGGCAAAGGCCCGAAGACAGCGGCTGTATAATTCCTATAAGCAACACGCAGCAGATGCGCTTGAATATGCAAACACTGTTAATGATTTAGAGGCATCTATACTAGCAGACCCAAATGCATACAATGACCCCGCTGAGTTGATGTCTCAATTAGAAGACGCACGTAATGTACAGGTCAGTGCTCAAAACATAGGTCTAGCAGCCGGTGAACTACCGTCACTAAATGAGTTTAGAAGATTTGCTTTACCAGAGATTGCTCCTAACGCGGCAGCGGGTATGATACTTGAAAACCTAAAAGCCTCTGGGGGTATTAATAACTTCTACGATATGGCTGGATCAGGGGAACTTGACCCGAATGCAGTAGGATCAAGTGTATCGGCATGGTTTAACAGTAACTCCCTATCTCAACAAGAAGAAGACCAGGCCATTGCGTTTGTACTCCATCAACTTGGTGGACTAAGTGGTAACATGGATGACCTTTCTAAAATTAGAAACCTGTCTGATGAGGATCGTGAAGGGTATATAGGACAATATGCGGAATACGTTACGGGCGCACTTACAAATATGTTGTCTCAAGACATAGAGACACAACGCGAGCAACGCCAAGCGGAACTATCTGACTACAGAACCAAGTCAAGAATACAGGCAGAAGAAGCGAGGGCAGCATCACAGGCTTCTGGCTACGGTGGATTTGTTATAGAGGCTGGTGATTTGCAATACATGCCACCTATTACTCCAGACGCCAATGGAAATGTTTTGAAAACGAGTGACCCAGAATTGGCTAACGCTAACATGGCTATTCACGCGAGTATAGAGGGCACACAACCTATGTACAGAGACGTGAATGGTAATCAAAATTATATCGAGAGCATCGGTATAGACCAAGACGGGAAGATGATTGCTATTATTAGAACTAATCAGTCAGTAAAGAACAGGAGTAATAAAACTGAAACTCACGTTGCCAGAACAGTGATAGACGCATCTGAAATACCGTTGAATGGATTGAGTAACGCTGCACAGGCAGATAAGATTCGTCAGACATACAACAATATGTTACCTATGTGGTCGGCAAACTTTGCGGGTCGTGAGCCACAGCAAAACTTCCAGGGAGATATAGATGCGCTTGGTGAGATAGAAGTAGAAGAAGCCCCATCGCAGGGGCCTCCCGCTCCATCGGGTCAGTACGTAGTTCCAGAAGCAGCCAATACAACTCCTACATGGACGTCAATTCATTTGATGGAACACTTCACTGTAGATAAGTGGAATGACATGAATAAGCAAGAGCAGCGGAACCTTATCT